GGTCCTGATCCAGAAGAAAATGTATTAAGATTACAACTAAAATTTTGTCCCCAGACTCTTGGATTTCCAGCATAATCACATCCTGCTCCAGTCCATCCACCAGGTATAGCCCAGCCAAGATGATAGGAACCTGGTCCTCCACCGTTATACCACCATATTTCTACATCTAAAGTTTTGTCTTCACTAACATCATATACGGGAGAGTAATCGCTCCAAGTTGTCCCTTGCTCTACCCAGTTATCAACAGCAAGTTGCCCGTCAACATACATTCTAAAACCATCATCTGTATATCCTGCAAAGTAGGTTTGTGTAAACCATGAAGGGACTGTTATCTGTCCAGTAAATTTAACTATAAGGTTTTCATATCTATTTCCGCACACTGGAAGACTCATATGGCTTGAGTTCCAGGTGCCAGAACAAAGAACAGATCCTGGGGTAGCAACATTGCCCTGCCTAACAAGAGTATAAACAGTGTATGCCAAACCTGTTCCTCCAGCACTCTGCATACTTGATTGAGTAGTTTGAACATTAATATTGGCTATGCTGAGTGCATCTTGAGCATCATTCTTTTCTTCAAGAGCGTTGTCTTTATGTTCAAGGGCCAAGGCTACTGTGACTGTCTGGCCATCTACATTTGACTGAGCAAGGTTTTTAGCTTCCAGTGCTGCGGATTCTGCATTTACTGCATCTTCGTGGGCATCATAGGAATCATCTCTAAGCTCCAAAGCATTTGTGGCATATGTAAATTTATTTTCTGCTATGTCTATAAGATCTATAAAATCATCTTGATAAACTAAATTAGATACCTTACTATTAAGCTCTTCTATTTCTTGAGCGGCTAGGCTAAGTGGATCATCTCCGTGGGCAGGAGTAAGAAATACCCATCCAAACATTAAAATGGTGGCTAATGATAATCTCCATGCTTTAGTCCTAGTCAATTATAACTCCTACATAACAAATTTTGTTACATAGTAATTATACCACTTTAACTATTTAGGATTGTCGGTTTTATAAAACCCGTTTCCCTTAAATTGTATGCCAAAAGAGCTGAAGTGTCTTGTCATTATGGACTCACATTCAGCGCATGTGTATCCTGGATCATCTTCTGAAATTGAACGGGTTACTGAAAGTATTGCATGTGCATCATCGTAAGAACATTTATATTCATATACTGGCATTACTTTCTACCCCACTTAACTTTATTCCACCCACGCTCATGAAAATAATAAAGAATAGTTTTTGTAAATACCTCAAAGCTTGCGATTGCACCTGCTGTAACTGGCTCTTTGGTTATGGCCCATGATATAACAAATGTGTCTGCTGTGCCTATGACACGCCATGTAATTGCTTTTAATGCTGATCTTTGTTTAGTTACATTCATGATGGCCACTCAATGTTGTTTGGCTTAGCTATGAAGCTCCAAACTTTAGATACCCATCTCTTTACGTTTTTGTGTAGCCGAGATCGCTTCAATTTCATCTCCCAACTTTACTTGCTCAATCTTGTATCCCACATCTCTTCCATATACAATGTTAGTAATATTAGGCATCTTGATAACCATTGCTTTGTCCATTACTGGATCTTTAGCAATATACTCTTTAACCTGATTAAAATCAAGCGGATCTTTTTCGCTGGTCTTATATGTATTTCTAACACCTAGCATTACTTGATACGTTCTATTTCCCGCCTCTTCATACAGGGCATGATGTCCTTCATGCCATGGCTGGTAGCGACCAAGCATCAATGTAGTTGGCTGTCTCCAATCGTGCAATTGAAAATCGACACAGGCTATTCTAGCTGCAACATCATATTCTGTCATGTCATCAAACATTAAATCTGGATTTGCTGGTGTTTCCCACATTGCGGTTGTATCTGGGAAGTCTCTGACTGGTTTTCTGTTCATCCAAACAACTTTGTCTGGGTTTCCAAAAGATGCTCTTGTTTCTGCTGTTGGGTTAACAAAATCTACAACAACATGATAACCTTGATTTGAAAGTAGCCTTGATAGTGCTCCCATTCTGCGAGCCTGTTCCAGTCTGTCTTCTGGGCTAAACCCTAGATCTTTATTTAGTTCTGCTCTTACTGCGTCTGCATTTAAATGAACAGCGTTTATTCTATCTGCCAGCTCTTTTGCAAATGTAGTCTTGCCAGCTCCTGGTAGCCCTATAACTTGTATAATCATTTTTATCCTTAATGTTTGGTGAGCAGTTTTAACACATGCTCAGGTGTAGGCGATCACCTGATTATTTAATTTTTAGAATTTTTGGTTGTTTTTCTTTTGGTAGGTTTCGAACAACACGAATATTTAACATGCCATCCTTTAGCTCTACACTAGAAACTTCCATGTATTCACTTAGTTCAAATATTCGTGTGAACTTACGTGCAGCAATTCCCTTATGGACAACTTCTGCGTCTGTTACTTCTGTAATTTCACCTGTAATCCAAAGACTGCCGTCTTCGATTGATACAGTTAAATCTTCTCTTGTGAATCCAGCAACTGCCAGCGTTAACTGATAGTTGTCTTCGTCTAGCTTTAGCAAATCGTACGGCGGGAATGCAGTATTATTTACCTTACTAAGACTATTGAAACGCTCCAACTCTCTGTTGAAGCCAATAAAAAATGGATCCTTAAATAGATCCATAGCAAATTGTGTTACCATTTTATTCTCCTTTTAAGCAAGTAATTTAGTCGCCCCCATTTGGCAGGCGACTAAATAATTATACCATTTACTTGGATAGTTATGCAACTATTTTTTTGATTTGGCCCTTTGTTTTGCTAAAGCGCTAAAATCTTTTACCTTTGTTTCTCCCATATAGCCCCAAGCGTATCCGTCGTCTATCATTTTTTGATTGATAGACACATCAGATCCATCTAGGAATACCCAGCCTAAAATTCGACCATATTTTTCTGAAGAGTCCATCTTTTCTGTTTTTATTACAACAGTCTTTGCTGCTTCAATTGCGCTTTTTAAATATGCCTTAGACTCAAGCCCTAATGATTTTTCAAGCTTATCTGATGTTCTGCTTTCTGGCGTATCAATACCAGCCAATCGAACTCTAGAACTAAATGAAATATCAAACCCAAGATCTATATCGACATCTATAGTGTCTCCATCAACAATTTTGCTAACCTTTTTTACATAATATTCAAACATGATTTACTCCGCAGGGTTTTCATATAAATATGCAGAGGTTACAAATCTTTCCCCTGAGATAAGAGTTTTAACGCCATGCTCTGACATGCTAGGGAATACTAATACTGAGCCTGCCTCTGGTTTCACAATTAAATCTAAATCAGGAAATTCTAATTCCCCGCCCTCAAAGTCTTCATTGAACCATAAAAGTGCTGTGAAAGAAGGAACAATACCAACTCCGCCATCTCCATGCGGAAGCATGAAAGAGCCCTCTGTGTATTTTCTTACAACTATATTTTTTTGGTCTATCCAAGTACGTTCTGGCATTTCATTGACATCTATATTATTTTCAACTGGTGATGCAATATTTAAAGAAAGTCTTTCTTTATTTTTCCCAACATAATCTTCAAATACATTTTTAAATATATCCATCAAATCAGAATAATTATTTGTATCTGGCCAAACAATTACAGCAGATCCTTTAATTCCACTATGGCCTTCTGTGCCATCTGGATTTAAGCCATTTGTATATTCGAACCAATTAGCCTGGCCTTGTATCCTTTTTAACAAAGCATTAATGTTTGGATTTACATTTTTATAATACCAAATATCTTCTGTCAACTTAACGTGGTTCATTTTTTCTCCCTTAAAATAATTAAACAAAATTTTACATCTACCCAATTAAGGGACGGATAGTCCTATTATACTATAACATTAGGCTATCTTATATTAAGTGCCCTTGGAAGGAATCGAACCTCCGACACGCAGGGTAGAAACCTGCTGCTCTATCCCCTGAGCTACAAAGGCATCGTGTGCCAGGTAGGACTTGAACCTACGATTACCGAATTATGAGTTCGGGGCTTTAACCAACTAAGCTACTGGCACCTAAGCTTAATTGTACTATATTAGTTCTGGGTGTCAATAGACGACTCTACTATACTCTGAACGTATTCTGAGAAGTGTTTGCGTACACTTCCAGCTGGCCTAGAGCCATAAGAATCCCATATCCTCTTGTACTCAATAACATTATAGTATGTTGTTGGACACATAATGATATTATTATACTCTTTCATTTTTGTGGGCAAGGGAACATGCTTTGTACAGCATTTACATTCTTTTGCTTTTTCTTGATACTCGCTCATATTATCTCCATGCTTTCTATAGATCTAGCTAAACTTTCAGGCATTCTAGGTGCACGAATCATATTCTGAACATACTCTACTTCGCCATCGTTGCCGTTTGCAAAGTCGTTATCGTAGCTCATTGATTCATAGTCGTGTATTTTTATCTCTTCATCTCTTTTTATTCTGCTTCTGCTTATAGAGTTATAAACTGCTCCGCATACAGCGTCCGCTAAGTCTTTGGATCCTTTTCTCGGGTGGTCAACTTTATCTCTCATAATTCTTAGCTGAAGCAATTCATCAATTAAGAGCGGTATATGTGGTCCAGATAGCCTTTCTTCTAGAACAACCATTGCCATATCATCATAATGTTTTTTTGCAACTGAAAGAATTTCTGTATTAATTCCATATGTTTTTAACTGCTGCATCATATCATGAGAGTTCCATCTATCAAAGGTGCAAACCTTTATATTGAATCCTCTAGTTTTTAAAGAAAGTATATAGTCTTTTACTTCTGTAAAGTCTACAGACTTATCTGGAGTAGGTGTCCAAAATCTAACCGCATCTATTTCTACAATTGGTGCTGGCTGGTTGTAGGTATCTGTTACTTTTATATCAACCCATTTATTTACGTGACCCATGGCAACTGCACAGTGGTCATGCTTTTGAGCTAAATCCACATGTATAAAATAATCTTTTCCTTCTTCTGGCTTAAACCATTCTTCTAATCTTCCAAAAGAATCTACTGCTAGGTGAGCTTTATTAAACGCCTTCTCTATCTTGTCTCTTGATTTGAAAAATGCGTCAACTGCGTCAGTTGGCATACATGCAAATCTTCCTAGTGCGTCTTGTGGATTTTTGTGAAAAGCAACAGTAAAATCTGTTATCTTTTTTGTAGGATTTACTTCCCAAGTAGGCCTTTTTAAAGCAAAAACTCTTGGGTAAACATAAGAAACAATATGGTCTTCTTCCCATGAAACCTCAAATTCGTTTCCTGCTGTTCCGTTTGGAAGATCCTGGTCTAGCTTTAGTATCTCTGTTCTAATAATTGTTTCTTTTTCTGCAATAACTGATTGATAAAACTTTTGTATTGGATCGTTTTTAAATCTTGGAAATGACAGCAGGATAACCTTTCCAAAGTCTGGGAAGCGTGAGTCTACTGAAGCACGATACATATCATATATAGCATCTGCTGTTTTAGCCTGATCGTGGCCGCTTGTATTTTCTGTTGCGAAGCCTGATATCTCATCAAGTATTACTACAAGAACATTGTACCCCTCCCATGCCTCTCTTTCGGAGTGACCAGAGTGTACAGTAATTGATTTATCAAATTTAATTTCTGACGCTTTATCTGTATACTTGCCAGCAAACCACGGAGAAACTTCAATTCTCATCTTAAAGCCTTTAAAGAAAACATTATTTGCTTGCTGTGAGTTTATAGCAATGTTTAGGATATCAATTGCATCTCTAGGTGGCTTTCCATAATAAGCTGCTGGATCCTTTAAGCATAAAAGTAAGTAAACTATATATGCAACTGCAATAGTTGATGAGTAGTCTTTACCAGACCCTTTGCCTAACTGTGCAATAACTTCAACACAGGTTTGTTTAAACATTTTCTTGCCGAGCTCTTCCCCATATAATTTTATTAGAGTAGACTCTTTGTAAATCTGAGAGCTTCGCTCTATTAATGTATATTGATTTTCTGAAAGTGGTGGAAGACCTAGGTAGTCTGGGCTAGTTACAAATGTCTGTAGGTCTACTGGGCGCTCTTCAAACTCTTCACCATCTAAAATTTCTATAAAATCTGAAAAATCAAGTGGCATAGTTAAACCCTTTTGGAACTTTTATTTTTTTAAAAATTTTATTTGAATGAAAATATCTTATATCGCTTTTTAATTCTTTGACTTCATGAAAGCATATATCTTCGGCGCTATGTATAATCAAATCTCCTTTTTTTGGGCTGTAGGATACTCCTTGATTGATATAGCTAATCTCTGCGCCATCGAAATCATTAAAGTACAATACAATACCAGCAACGGTATCTTCAGCTAAATCAAATTCTTCTAGATCTTTTGCAATCTTGCTTGCTTCTCTTGCAGGCAAAGAGTCATGGTTATCGGAGTGCGGGGCCCCTCTGTATCCTTTTCTCATTACAGATACACCACGATCTGAGCCGAGGTAGTATCCATCTTCAAGCAAGCTGATTACCCTGTTGTCTACCTCAATAATTTTTTCTAGCCAAACAACAGACCTTTCGTAGAATGTTATTGTTTCATTTTTATTAGTCCACCAATTATCTTCTGATATACTTTCTGACTCTAACACTATTTGATTACAGTCATCATCAGATACAAAACCATGAAAAACATATGAGTCTTTACATAACTCCACGAAGCCACTCTTATCAAACATCTGAAGTTTTTTCTAAAATTATAATTGG